ATTGTATTCGCCATGGCTAACGTGGAGTGATATTGCCTCAGAATTTCTACGGTCAAAGGATTACGTTGAGCTGTTGATGAATTTCGTTAATTCGTGGCTTGCGGAGGTTTGGGAAGAAAAGATTGAAGAAACTACCGTTGATAAGATACGAAAACTCGCGCGGGATTACGATCAGGGGATAGTACCTGATGAGGTATTGGTTCTTACGGCCGGAGTAGATGTTCAGAAGGATCATTTTTATTATGTTATTCGCGGGTGGGGATATCAGGAGGAATCATGGTTGATCCGCGCGGATCGTGTGGAGTATTGGGAAGATATTGTTGAGGTTTTGTTTAAAACGGAATACCGCCGTGTGAATTCGGGTGGGACATTGGGCGTTTATCTGACTTGCATTGATTCGGGTTTTCGGACAGATGAGGTTTATCGTTTTTGTCGTCATTGGCGGGATAAGACCAAGGCAATCAAAGGTCTTGAGGAAATATCCGGAGGGAGGTTTTACCGGGCAAATAAGATAGACATTAATTCAAGGACAGGTTCTGTTCTTCCGGGCGGTCTGGTGTTGTGGAATCTGAATGTCACGCAGTACAAGGACAAGATGAACCGTATGGTTACCTCAACAAATCCCGCGAAGTGGCATTTGTTTCGCAATCCGGATGAAGATTATTTGAGACAGTTCACGGCAGAGCATAAAGTGCTTATTCGCAACCGCACGACAGGCAAGGCAAAGGAAGTTTGGCAGAAAAAGAAAGAAGCCGCGGCTAATCATTATCTGGATGCCGAGGTTTACGCGCTCGCGGCCGCGGATATTATCCGCGCGCTTAATATCCGGAAGGAAGATGGACCCAAGGTTCATCAGGTTTCTCAGGAGGAGAATGACCGCGGAGGATGGCTCAGAAAAACGAAAGGATCTTGGATTTAATGGGGAGGTGGATTGAAAGAAATCCTAATTGGTTGAATAAAAATAGAGATCAGCCTCCTGTTGATAAAACAAAAGGTCGACCGAGTGATGATAGCTTGGAATATGGTGTGCGGTATGTTCCTGTTAAATGTCCTAGATGTAAAAGCAAGAATGTTACATGTTATGCAAGTCGCATACCAGTGCGATATCACAAATGCAGAAAATGCGGCACATGTTTTAAAAGTGTTGAGGAAAGCGAAAAATGAATTATTCCATATTTTGGTAACGACCCTATTGTCAAGAATCATAGGTTGTTTAATAATAAAAAAAAGATAACGGCGGGGCAGCTGATCACTGTTTCTCGCTCCCAATAGTATTTAAAAGCCATCTCCAGTCGACTGGCCGGAGGTGGTTTTTTTTATTGGGATACGGAAGGCATTAAATGGCAACGAAAAAGGAAATGCTCGAGAACGTTGAGAACGCAATTAACGCACGCATGACCGGTGGAGCTGTTCAGTCTTATTCGATCGGCGGGCGCAATTTGCAGTACATCACTTTATCAGAATTGATGAAACTGCGGGATCAGCTTAAGCAGGAAGTCGCAAGCGGAATGTCCCGCACATCATATGTGAGGTTTGATAATCCGGTATGAAGATAACAGAAAAAATTGCAGATACATTTGACGGTTTTATTGGCTTCTTCTCGCCTAAGACCGCATTTAAAAGGCGCATGTTCAGGCAGGCGATTAAGATCTCCGAGAAGTTTGGGGCTTACCGTGGCGCTGAAAGAAACCGTATGCGTTCATCTTGGCTTCCCGGTGGCGGTTCTGCGGATCAGGATATCATTCCTGATCTTCCTGACCTCAGGGAACGTAGCCGGGATTTAAACCGTAATGACGCACACGCTTCAGGGATTACAAACACAATGACAACGAATGTTGTCGGGACTGGGATTAGACCGCAAAGCCGTGTTGACCGTGAGGTTCTCGGGGTCAGTGAGAGCAAAGCGGCTAAGTTCCAGAAAAAAGCCGAACGAGTGTGGAAGATATGGCTTCCATTCGCTGATGCGGGGAATCGCATGGACTTCTATGAAATACAGCAGTTAGTTGACCGTCAGATTCTTGAGAACGGCGAAGCTATTATCATTCCGGTAATGATAAAGGATAAAAATCGCCCTTACTCACTTGCCCTTCAGGTTATCGAAGCCGACAGGCTTGCCACGCCTCCGGAAAAACGTGGAGATAAAACTATCAGAGCAGGTGTGCGTATCGGTGAAAACGGCGAGCCGGTTTCCTATTTCATCCAGAAAATGCATCCCGGCGATTACCGTTACTCAAAGGCTGATGACAGGAAGTTTGTCGAAATTCCCGCACGCAATCAGTACGGCCGTGCGAATGTGTTTCATCTGTATCCGGTACAGCGTTCAGGGCAGACCCGGGGTGTTCCGTTCTTTGCCCCTGTTCTTACATACTTTAAGGATTTATCTGAATATGCGGAAGCCGAACTTGTAGCGGCTCGGATTGCGGCCTGCTTCTCGATATTTATCACGTCCGAATCATCAATGGATGTTAACACAGGATACGACCGAAATTTTAAGAATCAATTAATAGAATCTCTTGAGCCGGGAATGATTAAACATCTTCTTCCCGGTGAATCTGTTACTTCGTTTAATCCCCAACGACCGAGCGCAACGTTTGAGCCGTTTGTTGAAAAAATGCTCAGGGCGATTTCAGCGGCTCTTGGGCTTCCTTACGAGTTAGTCGCAAAAGATTTTTCAAAGACAAATTATTCCAGCGCAAGGGCGGCTCTCTTGGAAGCCCGCAGATATTTTAAGGTGCGTCAGGAATGGCTCGCACGCAAGCTATGCCAGCCGGTCTGGGACATGGTTCTCGAGGAAGCGTATTTGCGGGGCGATCTCGGTACGATTCCTTTTTATGAGAAAAGGCAGAACTGGGTTAATGCTTCATGGATAACTCCGGGATGGGAATGGGTTGATCCGCTTAAAGAAGCCAAAGCCGCAGAAGTCGGGATTAAAAACGGGATCGTTACCTACTCAGATCTTTTTTCGGCTCAAGGCAAAGACTGGGAGGAATGTTTTGAACAAAGAAAACGTGAAGAAGAAAAAATCAAGGAACTCGGACTCGAAAAAGTTGTGCAGGAAGATACAGGTAATGGTGACGACGCAGATGAGGACGGCACAGAACCTAACAATCGAAGTGAGGAGTAAATGATGAAGAAAGATTTTTTTAGAACAGATATCGCTCGTGCTGGTGATGTCAAGATTGATAAGGAAAACGCAGTCATTCATGGATTCGCAGTTGTGACCAAAGGCATGACGAAAGACTCACGGGGCGAGTTTGACGATCAGGCTTTGGATATGGTTGTTAATCTCGGGAACAAATCAAAGGTCGGCATTAAGTCCAGATTTGGTCATCCCAATATGAGTAGTACGGCGTTAGGCACGTTTTTAGGCAGAGTACGCAATTTCAGGCGTGACAGCGATATCGTCAGGGCTGATTTGCATGTGGATAAGACCGCCTTTGACACTCCGGACGGCGACTTAGCTGGTTACGTGATGAAACTTGCCGAGAGCGATCCCGAAATGTTCGGAGCGTCAATGGTTATCCACTGGGATGAGGAACCACGGGAAGAATTGGATTCGGAGGGAAACGGACTACCGCCGTTTATCCGGGTTCAGAAACTTCTCTCTGTTGATGTCGTGGATGACCCGGCGGCCAATAACGGTTTTTTCGGAAGTATGTTTTTTTCTGACAGCGTGTTGCCGTCGTACGAAATGACATCGTTCTTGGATAAATTCCTGAACAATCCTGATGCGGTAGAAAAAACAATCGGGTTTTTAAATAGATATAGGGTTAACAGAGATATGGTTACAAAAAAACATAAGGAGGTAGCAGTGATGAACGAGTTAACGCTAGAGCAGTTAAAGACGGAGAGAAAGGATCTTTTTGATTCGATCTTTCAGGAAGGAAGTGCTTCGGGTGTTCAGCAGGAGAGGGATCGGGCAGTTTCGATTCTTAAAAAAGCACAGGCGTTTGAAGGTTTAAACGATATGGCTTTGGAAGCTGTTGAGCAAGGGATCACTTTGGATCAGGCGGTTATTAACTTCCAGCAGAAACGGCTAGACGATCTGGACAATGCTTCAGCTCCAAAAGTCGGGCCTGATGGCGAGGAAGAACCGAAGAAGAAATTAACTCATCTTGAAAGAGCGAAAGCTTTTCAGAGAGAGCATGGTGGAAGCATAACCGACGCGTTAAAAGCAACCGCAAAACAAGACGCTTAAAGAAAAAGGAGGAGCAAAATGTCACAGTTTAATATTGGATCAAAAGCATTTGTTGCGGGAGAAGATTTAGAGGCTTACCGCAGGGTGAAGCTATCAGCCGGTAGCGGATCTCAGGTTGAGTATGCTGACGCCGGAGAAGATTTTATCGGTATAACAGCCGCTAAAGCCAGTCAGGGCGAGCATATAACGGTTGATTTGAAAACACGGGGACGCACGTTCAAGGTTGTTGCCCTCGATGCGATCAGCGCCGGTGGAGATTTTTACGGAGCGGATGACGGAAAAGTTTCTGCGGTTGTGAGCGGGTCGATTCAGGGAAAAGTCTTGGAAGAATCAGCGGACGATTTGGAAGTCGTTGAAGTGTTAGTCGCCTAAACAATTAAAGGAGGAAATTAAAATGCCAGACTATCAAGGAACAAGAGCAGTGCCGAGACTGGAGCTTGGGGAAGCGGCTTTGGAGTTTATCCAGAATGCGGATGAATTTATCGGTACACGTGTGCTTCCTATTTTCAGAACTATGAAGAAAGCAAGCATTTTCCCTGCTATCACCAGAGAAAGTATTACCCGGGAAGCGGACACCAAACGTGCTCCGAGAGGTAATTACAACAGGGATTCTTTTCAGGCAAAAGACCGCCAGTACAACTGCGAGGAACATGGTCTTGAAGGGCCTCTGGATGATTCCGAGCGTGAAATGTATGCCACTGATTTCGATTCAGAGCTTACAACCGTTCAGATAATTACCCGCAGGGTTCTTCAGGCGCAGGAGAAAAGGATCGCATCAGCAGTGTTTGATACGGCTACCTTTTCAGGTTCCAACCTGTACACGGATTATTCAGCCGCACCTTGGGACAATAAATCTTCAGAGGTTATTGAACAGGTTCGTGAAGTCCGTGAAAAGGTCAGAAAAAACTGCGGTATGGATCCTCAGACGCTTGTCATCAGTAAAGCCAATCTCGACAGGCTGATTGCAAACGACGGTATTAAGGGTGCGATCCAATATGTCGCAAGATTGACCGAAGCGGAGCTGTTGAACGCATTGGCTGACATTTTAGGGATCAAAAAGATTCTTGTCGGCCGAGCGATTTATAACACCGCCAAGGAAGGCAAAGCGTTTCAGGGTGCGGATATCTGGAGTGACGATTACGCAATGCTTGCGGTGATCGGCGAAGGTCAAAAACTTTCTGATCCTACTATGGGCAGGACGTTTTTGTGGACGGGTGACAGCCCCGAGAACGCAACTGTTGAGCAGTACAGGGATGATTCCGCAAGAAGCGATATCTTCCGTGTGAGACAGCACGTCGATGAAATGATCATCGATCCGTACTTTGCTCATTTGATGAAAGTTGATGCTTAATCTGTCAGGGGGGCTTTTAGCTCCCCTGCACAACTTGGGGTTTTTATATGCAGGAGAATTGCGTAACAAAAGAGGTCTGTAAAGAAAAGCATGACGCTTCAGGTCGTGAGTTCAAGACTGTTAAAGAGCAGTTAAAGGAACACGAGGAAAAACTGCGGGAAGCTGATATCCGCTTCGCAGAGCTTTCGGGCGATGTGAAGCATATCAAAGACCGCATTGATAACGGATTATCAGCGACCATCGTTCAGATAAAAGAAAAAATGGATGAGTTTATTCCTCTTGTGCGTGACAGCTCTGAATGGGCGGGACGTTTTAAACAGGCGGTGTTCTTTATTGCCGTGATCAGTTTTGGCGGTGGTCTTGTAAGTCTTGCTTTTCACTTTGCGGCTCTCTTAGCTGAGAAGGTGATCAAATGACTTTAAAGGCACAGATGGCACAGGACGGTCACGGAGTGTTTTTAAACACCGATGAGTTTGCTGAGGAGATCACATATACCGCAGAAGGTGTCGGATCAAGAGTGGTCAGAGCTATCGTTGTCAGGTACGAGCTTGCTCCGGCTGAAGAAAACATCAACCGTTCTTTGAAAAAGCAAGCGGAAGTCTATATCGCCAACGATGCTGTTGAAGGGGTTACGCAAATAAGTAAGAAGGACGACCGGATTACCCTGAAGGACACGGAAGGATTCGATCGTGAAGCAAGAATAAACGATGTCTTAAATCGTGATGAAGGCATGTGGCATTTACTTGTGGGGTGGTAATGGTTCAGTTAACGACAGAAATAGACAAACGTGCGCTTGACCGGGCAATAAAGATTGCTCCGAGAGTCCTGAAGTTTGAGTTAGCCGACGGCATGGATCGTATCGGCAAAGGATTCTTGAAAAGGTTCAGGCAACAGCAGTTGCAGGGACCTCCGGGTGTGCGTGGAGCTTCAGGTCACGGCCTGTTCGGTACGTTTAAGCGGGTGTTTCTTGTATCTCCCACTATTGAAGGAATGGGGATCGAGATATTTTCCGATTCCAAAATAGCGAAACTTCACGAGACTGGCGGAACTGTTACTGATCCCGGCGGTGGTAGACTTGCTGTTCCGCTATCCGCACGCAAGCAGATGTTTACCGCAAGAGGCAAACTCCGCAGTCGGTATAAACAGCCGAGGTCTTTAAAGAATGTTAAGCGGATGCGGTTTAAGGGTAAAACTTTTCTTGCTCGGGTTACTAAACGTGCCCAGAAGATTTTACCCCTTTATGTTCTCAAACGGCAGGTGCGGATTCAGCCACGTTTGGGGTTTTACAGGACTTGGGACGGTCTTGGTGATTACAGGATCAATATTTTGAACAATTCAATAGATAAAGCGTTGAGGAAGATTTAATGGAAACAGTAAGAGAACGGATTTTACAGAATATTAAGGCGACCATTGAAGGCGTTACTATTGCCGACGGGTATAACTTTGATTTTACGCCCGGCACAGTCCAGCGGTGGTCAATGCATGGCAACCGTATGGTCGATATGCCTATGGTTGTTATCAGTCCGGGAGATGAGGACGAATCAAGTTCGCCCCATCCTTATGAAGAATGTCTGCTGTCGGTATACCTCGATATTTTTTACGTGAATGATGAGAACGACCCAGTGCCGACAGATACATATTTAAATAGATTACAGGGAGATATTAAAAAAGCAGTTTTGCAGGATACCACTCGTGGCGGTGAAGCGATCGATACAGATGTTTTGGGGACAACGCCGTTTGAAACGACCGAGGCGCAACCGTATGCGGG